GCCCCAGCGACGCCGAAGTAACGAGCCTGTCGGCCAAGTCCGCCGCCATGAACCGGGAGCTGCGGGCGGCAACCGCGAAATTTACGGCCCGGCCCCAGGACCGGAACAGGTAACGATGCATCTGCGACTCGGCAAGCTCCCGGCCCGGTATGACCGGCGCAACCTCCGGCTGGCTACCTTTCTCAAGGCCCTGCCCCCCATCCCCCCCGCGGTGGACGTGGATCAACTGCTCAGCGTCCCGGTCCCCGTCCCCATGTTTGCCAACGACGAGTGGGGCGACTGCGTTATCGCCGGCCGGGCCCACCAGACTTTGCGGTTTGAGGCCTTTGAACAGGATAAAGCCCTGGCCATCACCGACCAGGAGGTCCTGGAGGAATACTGGCGGCAGGGGGGCGGGGACGCGGTGAGCCGCCCGGATAACGGCCTCTATCTCCTGGACTCCCTCAAGGCCTGGCGGAAACCAGGCTGGCAGGCCGCGGGGTCGCATTACGACATTTACGCCTTCGCTGAGATCAGCCGCCGCGACCCCCAGGAGATCATGGCCGCAATCTACCTGCTCCGGGGGGTTTACGCCGGCTTCGCCCTGCCGTTATCGGCCCGGGCCCAGTTGGACCGGGGGCAGTGCTGGTACCCGGTGACGGGGCAGGGGTTCGGCCCGGGCTCCTGGGGCGGGCACTGCATGTATCTCTGCGGCTATTCCCACGTGGGGGTGACCGCGGTGACCTGGGGCAAAAAACAGCTCATGTCCTGGCCGTTTTTTATCCGGTACTGCGACGAACTTTACGGGGTGATCGACAACCCCAACCGGTTCACCCCGGACAGCCCGGTGGACACCGTTAAACTGGACCAGTATCTCCGGGCGGTGACGTAAGGTGCGGCGCAGCACCTACGAGAAATATTCGGCCCTCACCCTGGGGGGCATGTTCGTGGTCCTGATGTCTTTGCTGATCTGGGCCGGGCTGATCGAGGTGGAAGATGACTCCCCCGAAATGTAAAAAATGCGGCGTGGCCATGGCCTACCTGGTGGGCAATAGCGGCCTGGAGGCCTATTGGTGCGCCAAATGCGGCCGCGCCCTGCTGGCTGACAACGGCGGCGAGGAATATTGGCGGTGGTTGAAGCCGCAGGAGGCGAAGGGATGGTGACCGGCCAGGATATCCTTAACCGGGCCTTGCGGCACGAGGGCGAGGCTTACGTCTTCGGGGCCTTTATGCCCAAGGACGCCCCCAATTACCGGGGCCCCTGGGACTGCGCCGAGTTCGTCTCCAAGATGGTTTTTGAGGAGAGCGGTCTGCTTTACGGCACCTCCAACCACACCGACCCCCGCACTGCGGATGCCTGGACGGGGTTCTGGCTGCGGGACGCCCAGGAAAAGGGCCGGATCGTCAGCCCTGACGACGCGGCCAGGACGCCGGGGGCGGTCCTCCTGCGGGTCGGGGTCGGGATCATGGGACACGTGGTCATTGCCGACGGTCGGGGCGGCACCATTGAGGCCGCCAGCGCCCGCCTGGGGGTGACCAGGCTCAGCGTCTCCGGCCGGCGGTGGACTCACGGCGTGTTCGTGCCCGGGATCGCCTATGCGCCGTTGGGGCCGGTGCCCCTAACGCCGGCCGCGGTCGCGGTCCTCCGGCTGACGAACCCTTATGCCCGGGGTGAGGCGGTGCGGCGCCTCCAGACGGCCCTGGGGGTGACCGCCGACGGCATTTACGGGCCGGCGACCTACGCCGCGGTGCTGAATTATCAGCACCGCCACGGCCTGATCATCGACGGCGAAGCGGGCTCCCAGACCTTCGAGGCCCTGGGGCTGGACCCGGTATTTTAGGGGGGAGATCATGCAGACGAAAGCCTGGTGGCGGTCAAAAACCTTATGGATCAACGTGATCGCCGGGGCGGCCTTGCTGGCCCAGAGCCAGTTGGGCCTGGTCATCGACGGCGAGGTGCAGGCGGCCATCCTGACCGTGGTCAACCTGCTGCTGCGCCTGATCACCAATGAACCCGTGGGCCTGAAAGACGCAGCCGGCCCCGGCCCGTTCCCCGGCATCGACGCCGGCGGCCCGGGCGTGGGGGGATAAATGGAAAACCTGGCCTTTGTCAGTGTTCTGGAAAAGCTGGCGCCCTATGGGGTGCCCGGCATCATGGCGTTCCTCTGGTGGCTGTCGATCAAATCCTTGAAGGAGGCTTACGCCGCCCAGGACAAGGCCAATATCAAGATCTTGGAGCATTACCAAAAAGTCCTGGAGTTGTACAAAACCGATCTGGCCGCGATGAACGGCCAGATGTCGGTAATCCTCAAGGAGATGAGCGACAAATACGACAATAACGTGCGCCTGGTGGAGAATTACGGGGTCCTGGCCCAACGCTATGCGGAACGGGGCGAATATCTGGAGAAACTGATCCAGGCCAATATCCAGGGCATGCAACAGTGCACCGACGTGGTGGATAAGTGCCGGAGAAAAGCGGAGATGTCATGACCATCAACGTGGAGCGCGTCACCAAGGAAAGTGAATTGACGGTGCTGGAAACCCGCATCGTGGGACAACGGCTGCGAGTGGAGAAGCTCCGGGATTCGCTTCGCCTCCTCACCGACCCGACCAAGCCGGTGGAAGACCTGAACCGGGACGACATTTTTTCCCTGGCCCTGGAATTCAGCGCGGCCCACCAGGAATTGGAGAAAACCCTGGCGCATATCGGCACGATCAAAGTTTTTCTGGGGCGCTAAATGACCGGACGCAAGGAATCCGCATATTATGACGAAGCCCGGCGGCTCTACGTCAGGGAGAACAAGACCGCCAAGCAGATCGCCGAACTGCTCCACGGCGAGGTCTCCGAGAATACCGTTTACCAGTGGGCCAAAAAAGGGGATTGGGGCAAGGACCGGGCTGCGGCTCTGAACAATCCCCGGGATATCGCCGAGTGGCTGCGGCAGACCCTGAACGGCCAGATGGAGGCCTTACAGGCCGAAGCTCACAGAAACCCGACGGTTATCAATCCGGGCGTCTATGACGCCATTTACAAGACCGTGCTGACTATCGAAAAGCTGGAAAAGAGCCAGGACCTGCGGGCCGCGGCCATCATGGTGCTGGACAAATATGGCGAGTTTCTCAAGGGCCTTGACCTGGCGCCCGGCGAATTGCAGATGCACAGCGGCCGGATGCGGGAATTTTTCCGGAGCCTGGAGTAGGGGCGAGCCGCACAGGTTACAAACCTGTGCCACCGATAGAAAAAAGAACATGGCGAAAACCCTCAAAAAGAAGCTGACCAATAGCGAGTACCAGAAGCGCGTGGACCAAATCCTGGGCGGGATGCACCGGGAGGTTTCCGCCTTTTCCGATACCTCCGATGCCGCCAAACAGGCCCGGCGGGAGCGCAGTAAAACCGACCATTTCTATTTCTTCCAGACCTATTTGCCGCACTATTTCAGTTCGCCGCCCGCCCCGTTTCACCATGAGCTGATAGCCCAGGTGGACCGGCGGCCCGGCCCGGACGAGGTGGTAATTCCGGCGGTGGACGCCGCCCCCCGCGGCTTTGCCAAATCCACCATCGTGAGCTTCGGTTACTCCCTGCATCAAATCTGCCATGCGTTGCGCCATTTCATCCTGCTGGGCTCCGACACCGAGGACCTGGCCAGCGACCTCACCGGCTACATTTATCTGGAAATGCTCTACAACGAGCGCCTCCGGTGCGATTTTGGCGAACTGGTGCGGGACAACTGGGCGGTGGATGATTTCGTGGCCTTGAACGACGTGCGGATCAAGGCCCGGGGCCGGGGGCAGCGGGTGCGGGGCCTGAAGCACAAGAACTGGCGGCCCGATCTGGTCATCCTGGATGACATGGAAAACGACCAGAACGTCCGCAACCCCGAGCTGGTGCGCAAGCTCCTGGATTGGATCACCGGCGCCGTCTATCCCTCCATCGAAGTGAACGGCAGCCTGCTGTGGATCGGCACCATCCTGGCCCGCAAGAGCGCCCTCTACATCGCCATCCATAGCGAGGAGGAGCCGTATTGCAACTGGCGGCGCCAGATTTACCGGGCCATCCAGGCGGACGGCGCGGCCCTGTGGCCGGATAAATACCCCCTGGAAACCCTCAAGCAGCAAAAAGCGGCTATGGGCACCCTGGCCTTCAACCGGGAGAAGATGAACGACCCGGTGAACGAGGGGGGCGTCTTTCAGGAGGACTGGCTCAAGTTTTACTTTCCCGAGGAGCTGCGGGGCAAGCACCTGGTGGTGGCCGGGTTTTTCGACCCTTCGGTGGAGGGTGACGCCACCTCCGATTACAAGGCCATCCTTACCGTGGGCTGGGATCGCCGGGACATGGCCTATTACATCCTGGACGCCTACATCCGCAAGGCCTCCATCGACGCCGCCATTGCCGCGGCCTACGCCCGGCATGAGCAGTGGGGCTACTGGCAGTTCGGGGTGGAGGTGGTGGCCTTCCAAAAATTGCTGCTGCGGGAATTCGACCGGGCCGCCCAGCAGCGGGGCTTCCATTTGCCCATCAAAGGCACGGGTCAAACGATCAACAAGGTGATGCGCATTTCCGGTCTGTCCCCCAAGGTGGAGCGGGGCCAGATCAGATTTTGCCGGGGCCAGGGCAACCAGGATTTATTGATCGAGCAGCTCCTGTACTTCCCCTCCAAGACCGTCAACGACGACGGCCCGGACGCCCTGGAGGGCGCCCTGTCGCTGCTGGAAGGCGGGGCTGGCATGGGCCTGTTCGATTTTTACCGGAATGAGGTGGAGCGGCTGCAGGCGGAGGAGGCCCGGAGGAAGGGGCAGACAGTAGCCAGTAGTCAGTAGTCAGTAGTCAGTAGTCAGTTGAGAAAGGGGCAAAGTGGGATGACATGCCTCCAGGAAGCCCAAATTCTTGAGCTCAGAAACCGGGAGAAGTGGGATGACATCCCTAAACAAAACGATTTTTACCGAAAACCGAAAACCGAAAACTGAAAACAGGTGTTTACATGGCTGAGACAAAACCCGCAGCAATCGAACTGGTCAGGGATCTGGCGGAGGAAAACCGCCAGTTGCAGATTCAGGTTTTGGAGGAACGTCTGCTGGGGCTCAAGGCCCAGAGGCAGTTGGCCGACGTGCTGATGGAAAAAACCGAGGCGGAGCTTGCTCAACTCAGGCAATAAAAAACCCCTGGATTTGGGGATCGTGGACCGGGTCAGCGGCAAGACGAGCGGCTGGCGGGCGGGGACGCCCGCCCCGCGATTCGACGAGGCCTGGTTCGGCCCCGGCGAGCCTCAGGCGCCGGCGGCCCCGCCCGCGGTCAAGGGCCGCCAGTGGGATTATCCGGCGGGCTATAACCTGCGGCTTCAGCCCCGGGGCGAAGAGCCCATCTCCTTCGGGCAGCTCCGGGCCCTGGCCCTGAATTGCGACCTGGTGCGCCTGGCCATCGAGACCCGCAAAGACCAGTTGTGCAAGCTCGCCTGGACGGTCAAGCCCACGGAGGCGGCCGCCGCCGGCGGCAAGCGCCTCCTGGCCGCGGCGGAGGGCCAGGCCAAGCAGGCCAAGGCCCTGTTTACCAAGCCCGACCGGGTGCACCGCTGGAATCAATGGCTGCGCATGTGGCTGGAGGATATGTTCGTGGGCGACTGCGCCGCCCTCTATCCCCGGCTTGACCGGGGCGGCGGCCTGTATGCCCTGGAGGTGATGGACGGCGGCCTGATCAAGCCGGTGCTGGCCGACGACGGCCGGGTGCCTCTGCCGCCCCTGCCGGCCTACCAGCAGATCATCAAGGGCGTGCCGGCCGTGAATTACACCCTGGACGAACTGATCTATTTTCCCCGCAATCCCCTGTCCTGGCGGGTTTACGGCCTCTCCCCGGTGGAGCAGATCATCATCACCGTCAACATCGTTATCCGCCGCCAGCTCCACCTGCTGCAATACTACACCGAAGGCAATTTGCCGGATAGCCTGATGGAGGTGCCGGAGTCCTGGTCCACCGAGCAGATCCGGGAGTGGCAGGAATACTGGGACAGCCTCTTCGCGGGCAACACCGCCCAGCGCCGCAAGGGCACCTGGGTGCCCAAGGGCATGACCGTTCACCAGACCAAAGAGGCGGCCCTGAAGGACGCCATTGACGAGTGGTTCGCCCGGGTGGTGTGCTTCGCATTTTCCCTGTCGCCGCAGGCTTTTGTGCAGCAGATGAACAAAGCCACCGCGGAGACCGCCCAGAACGTGGCCCTGGAGGAGGGGCTGGCCCCCCTGCAGGAATGGGTCAAGGACGGGGTTGACGAGGGCCTGGCCCGGGGCGGCTTTGACCTGGTGGAGTTCGGCTGGGAGGAGGAATCCTCCATCAAGCCCAAGGAGCAGGCGGAGATCGACGAGATTCACCAGCGCTCCGGGCTGCGCCGCCGCTCGGAAATCCGCCAGGATCGTGGTTATGAAGAAGACAACGTGCCGGATTTCCTCATGACCGTGGGGGGGCCGGTGCTGCTGGATGAGATTGGGAAGGTGCGGTTGCCGGTAGCCAGTGACCAGTTGCCGGCAGAGCAGTTGCCAGTAGCCAGTAGTCAGTTGCCAGAAGAGCCGGAGGACGAAGACGAAAACTCCCCCACCGAAAACCGAAAACCGAAAACTGAAAACTTAGAAAAGGTTGATGCGGCCAAGAAAAAATTAACGCCCATTGACCGGGAGCGGCCGGAGGTGGTAAGGGCCCGGGCCGCTTTGCACAAGCTGATGCTGGCGGCCTTGAAGGCCGATGCGGCCGCGGCGGCGGAGCAGCTCGGCGAGGCCCTGGGGCTGGCGAAAGCCTCCGTAGGGGCGGACCTGCGTGTCCGCCCTGATGGGAACGCACCCCTGGGTGCGCCCCTACAAAAGGCGGAGGAGGATCTAGCCGCCAAGATCGACAAGCTGCTCCTGGAATTGCAACTGGCCGGCCTGGAGGCCACCCGGGAAGAGGCCGCGGCCATCCTGGTTAAGGCGGCCCAAAACGGCGGCCTGGCAGCCTTCACCCAGATCGGTTTTGAAGATCGGGCCATCGTCAACCAGGCCAACAAGCTGGCGGTGGAGTGGGCCGAAAACCGGGCCGCGGAACTGGTAACCGAGATCAGCGAGGCCACCCGGGATTATCTCCGGGCCGACGTCACCCAGGCGGCGCAGGAAGGCTGGAGCAGCAAGCAGTTGAGTCAGGTCCTGCAAGAAAATTATGGTTTTTCCGAGGGCCGCTCCGACCTGATCGCCCGCACCGAGATCGCCTTTGCCGACAGCCGGGGCAATTATATGGCCTATGTCAATTCCGGCCTGGTCAGCGGCAAGGAGTGGATCAGGGGCTCGGAAGCGTATGATTGCGATATTTGCGAGACCAACGCCGCGGCCGGGGTCATCGGCCTGGAGGAGGCCTTTCCCTCCGGCGACTTGACCCCGCCGGCGCATCCCAACTGTGTCTGCGACGTGCTGCCGGTGCTGGCGGAATAAGGAGACTAACCATGCTGTTCAATTTTCCTGTGGGAGTAACAGAATTTACCGGCCCGGCCGGGGTCAAGTACAAGCCCGACGCCAACGGGCAGGTCAATGCGCCGGCTTCGGAAATAGAGGCCTTTTATGCCGCCGGGTTTGTGCATTCCGCGGTGGTGGAATATGCTCCCGACCTGGCGGCCCTCCACACCCCCTTTCTGGTGGCCGCGTCCCAGACGCAGATCACTATCAAAGAGGGGACGCTGGTCCAGGTCATCAATGGCAGCCGGCACACCATGCTGCGCTGGGATGCCGACACGACCTTTGCGGTGGCCGATTACCTGGACACCGGGGTCATGGAGGCTGGTAAGGATTATTATATCTATGGCTTGAATTTTATCCCGACGGGCAAGACGCAGCCGATTTTAATTAGCCTCAATTCTACTTTTCCGGGTGGAGGGTTTGGGGCCTCGGCGGACAACTCCCGGAAGATTGGCGGGTTCCATAGCCTTTGCTGTGCAGTGGGGACCATTGCCGGGCATACGCTGTCGGGGTTTGTTACCGGAGCGATTCTACCTCTGAGCGTCTGGTGCCTGAATTTCCGCAGCGCGGGGTCGCAAGAGGGGCACCGGTACGATGCCGGGGCTAGAATATGGACGGCAATTTATGGCCAATCCGGTACCGGGGCCACTACCGCCAGCGCCTACGGGGGCACGATCACCGATACTCGAGTTTGGCATGACCATGTGGAGGATATGGGCGCGGTGGGGGATCGGCTGCATAGCGATGATGAGTTTGCTCTGGTGGCCGAAGGGTCTAATCAACTGACCAATATCTACGGGTCGCTCGATCCGGTGTCTTGGGGTAAGGTTGCCATTTATCTCTCCAAAACCGGGACGTGGGCCGCAGGCGTGCCGACTAAGGCTTGGGTAAACCGAACAGCTTATGTCCCGCCCGTAGCGGCGGCGAATGAGGCCCAGGAATATAAAATAACCATATCTACTGGCCATGCCACTGACCCAAACTTCTTTACCTATCAACAGCGCAACCCCGCCGGAGTGTTGTCTGCTGCATCTGATCCAATACAGATAACGGGGGCCGCCCAGGCATTAGCAGACGGCCTGCTGATTACCTTCCCGGCCGCGGTCGGTTGGGTGACCGGCGAGACCGCTACCTTCGTAATTATGAACGGCCTGGTGGACACGGCCAACCGCCGCATGATTTCCAATGGAGGTTCCGAGGCCATGTGCGGCGCCATGCACCAATGGCTGCGAGATCAGTCGTACCGGTTCGATGGGTCCGCCATCCATACCCACCAAGTTACAGTCTCGGGCGACCCTC